GTCGTTGATTGGTCGCTACCGCTAGAAAACTCACCCCAATATCCAGGGCTGCCAAAGTAATGCAATTTTGACCAAGGCTGTATCCCGTCACCAACTTTTTCGTAACCAGTATCAGACTCAATGCCCATCTCTCCAGCTACAAGAGTGGGGTTGAGCGCTGCCCAGTTAGCTCGTGTGTCGTACTTTTGTACGGCCATCAGTCCTTGCTCAATAGCAGTTCAGAAAAGATGCCGTCATCAACAGGGCGATTTTCACGCACCGTATAGGCTTCAGACGCAACAGTGATAGAAGTGCCGCGAGAGGCAGAGCTAACGTCAGAAGTTTTTGCCGTGAGCAGATACTCCCGAGTTAGCGCCATACCTCCCGCGATAACTTCCATCGGGGAATCCAAGATACCTACGAACTCACTGCCGCCACCGATCTGGCAAGTAACGCCAAACTCGTTGGTGTCAAGGAAAGCGAAGGTATCTTGAATAGCCATGATCAGTCGTACTTCTTGCCGTAAACAAGAGCAACCGAGTAGGTAAAGGCGGGAGAGCTGGTGCCGCCGATGGTGCCGACTGCACGCAGGTAACGCTTCACATCGTTGGTGTTGATGCTGATTTTCTCAAGAGCTTGAGCAGCATCAGTCACCTGAGTAAAAGTGGCACCGCTGATGTCACTCCAGTCAGAGTTGTTTGCAGATTCCTGCAGCTTGACATCCAGAGTCGGGCTAGAGCCGGCGCTAGCAGCGTCAGAAGCAAGAATTACGATGGCTTCGCCTTCAGCTCCGTTAGAGCCTTCGAGGTCAAAACCGGTGCCGTTAGCAGAAGCGGTGCGAGCATCACAGGCAAGCAAGGTGCCCAGATAACTCTTAGATCCGAGGTTGTGCAGCATTGGTCTTTCTCCGTTTTGGTTTTACAGGTGGACAGGATGGTGCTTCAGGTTCAACGATAGTTTCCTCTTTTTGAGGAGGCTCATCAATTACCTGTTCGGCCTTGCCGAGACCAATTAGGTATTGAGATTCGGGGAGGGAAGCCTCAACGACTTCCCCAATCCGAACTACCGTGCCCCCAAGCATTGTTTGCTTCAGGATACGGATTTTCATTTATCAGAGGGTGTTGTTGCCGCGTGAGAAGGAAGCGGCATGACGCACAGCCATGTCAACATCCTGCATTGCCACGACACGAACGGTGCCACTGGTGCTGTTGGTGTAAGGATCAACCATCAGATCCAAGCCGGAGAAGTAGCCGATCAGCAGGTCAGCGAAGTTGCCGAACCACAGGTCGTTGCTTTCAACTTGGTTGCTCACCAGACCGGCGTAGCCGTTGACTTCGCCACCCTCAAAGATGAACTGACCAGAGCCAGAATCTTTGGTTGCAGTCTTCAGAGCGCCGCGCATTGCGGAGTTCATCAGATACACAGGGGTGCCAAGCAAAGCGTTGGAACCAGCAACGTCAGACTCAAGTGCAACAACCTCGGCGAAGGTCGGGGTGTTAGCGGCGAAGTCCTCGGTGCTGATGCCGGTGGTGTTCTTCAGACCTAGGGGCTCGCTAGAACCGCCAGTGCCATACAGACCAGCCAAGTCAATCTTGAGAGCCAGAACGGCAGCCAGATCGCGGCGGATCATGTTCTCAACGTCAACGCTGCTTTGGATCAGCAGGCGACGGGAGTAGTCGTTGTAAGCAGCGACGGTGCGGGGCATCATCGTCACTTGGTCCACGGTCTGGTTGGACTCGGTGGGAGAGCCAGACTCAGCAACCCAGTAAGCGGTAGCAGCACCAGACTGACGGGGGATAGCCACGTTGCCAGTCAGACCAGTCAGCACGGTTGCGCCGGCTTGATCCAGTGCGCTGCTGTTGCGCAGGATGTCGATGAAGGAACCACCCAGCAGTTCGGTAGCAACGAGGTTGCCGCCAGCAGATGCGGTGCCAACAGTCAGGTCGCGGGTGAGAACTTCCTGAGGGATGGTGATACCACGGGAAGCGCGGCCCAGCTTGGCAGCAGCAGCTTCAGATGCCTCAATCTCAAAACCAGCAGCTTCGCGAGCAGCACGGTCAGTGGGGTTGGACAGGTAGTTGAGAGCACGCAGCCAGGAGAAAGAACGGGTCTCTTTTTCAGAGAGGCCAATCTCGCCAGCGGTGGTGTCAACGGGCTTGATTTCTTGTTGACCCATTTTTTCTAGGAGTGCGGAACGGAGTTCCTCCAAGCCACGAGAATTGATGATGAATTCTTGAGCAAGCTCAGAGTTGTTGGTACGCTTACCAAGGGCAAGCATTTCGGCAGCTTCTTTAGCTTTGGCCTCGGCGGCCTCTGCGCGGAGAGCCCCGATATCTGGGGTTTCGGACATGGTTACCTCAAAGGTGTTGGTTTGCACGGCAGAGGCCGTTTCAACGTCTCCATTGTGCTGGAAACTGCGACCGATGCCAACCGAATTATCGGCTGGAACAGTCACTAAACTTACCTCAAATGGCTGGTAAGAAGTAGCACGATAGGTGACAGGATCGGTGCTCCGATCTTCATCCATCGCGTTGATTTTGTAGCCAAAACTGACGTTGCGGATGATTCCATCCTTGATCAGTTCCTGCATCTCGCGGCCAAGCTCATTGTTGGCCATTTTGACCTTCGCATAGGCCCGCTTATCTTTGATGTATGCACGTTCAACAACACCAACAATCCGATCAGCATCGTGTTGGTAAAGAAGCGGCGCACCATCATTTAGACGAGACATGTCCATTGCATCGTCACTCATGTTGAGCACTTCCATGCCGAAGTAACGCTCAACTGGCTCTTCAGAGGCAAACGGAAACTCAAGGGTGCGATCGTCTTCTTCGTCCTCGTAAAAATCAACCGCGTGTGCCCGCTTAAGCACCTCGCCGGCAAAACTACGAAGAGAAGCAATCTTGGTCAGGGTGCTGAAACGATGCCCAACGAGGCGGTCAGTTTCCTCAAACCCATCGTCACCTTCGCGATAAACGCGGATGAGCGCGGCAGGATCATCTTCGTCTGCGTTGATAGTGAACGAGGAGTCAGGAACATCAATGCTGCCCGATTTCGCAATGCGGGTGATGCGGCCACGAGCCGTGCCTCCGCTGCTGTCCCACCGCACAAAGTCCCCGACCTTGAGATCATCAGGGCCTGCACGCAAGCTTCGGTCCTGCGCATCGGTAATTGCTTCAGCTTTCATTTTACTCCAAGATTGTCCGGGGTCTCCGCCCCATGCTGCCCAAGCTACACGACCTTTGCTAGGGTAACCATCTTCGTCAGGCGTAAATCCTTCGCCTTGTTTGTCAACCTCGTGCCTGGCAAACCAAGCATTCATCTCGCGAACAGTATCAACAGAAAGTTCATCGCCAGATAAGATCTGAGTTGCACGACGTGCAGCAACTTCAGTACCGCCAGCTTCACCGTCTGCCTTCCAATCGCGATAGCGCTGAGCTTCTTCACGCATGCCCTCGGTGGGAGTCAGGTTGATTTCCTTGCCGTTGACATTCATGACTCGTGGATTTCAGGGTGTTCGGTGTCTTCAATCGGCGGGTTTTGCGCTTGACCGGCTTTGGTGACTGCGCTGGGATCGGTGTCAGTAACAATTCCCAACTCATCAAGCATGGCAAGCTCGTGCTGCCGCTGACGCATCACTTCCTCAAAATCACCACCGTGCAGAGAGATGACTTGCGAAAGGGTCATGATGCCGCTGCGCACCAGTGACTTATAAGCCTCGGCCTCCTTCTGCGGATCAACAAACTGAGCAGCAGGTGCAATCCACTTGCTCTCGTAATACCGGTCAGGGTCCATGTCAAAGCCAGGCAGGCGCAAAGCACCGCTCATGACGGCCATATCCATCCACTTCTCGTAAACACGCTGGCAAAGCGTTTCAATCATGTACTGCTGCAGCGTTCTGTAGTGAGCGCGGGTTTCAAGCAGTTCCAGCCGTGAACTGCTGTAGTTGCTTTGCGAAAAGTCAGAGCTGACTTGCGTGTAGCTACAGCCAACACCGGCAGCTACCGCCCGCAACATCTGCGCCACAAACGGCGTAAATGCGTCATCAGGACGGCTGGGCGAAAAGAACTGCATCTCCTCGCCTGGCGCAAGACGGCGAATGCTGCCAGGAGCAAAATCAAGAACAGACTGATCATCGTAAGTACCGTCCTCAAATAGCTCTTGATCAGGGGTGCGAACAAAGCCCATCATTGCGCTGCTTGCGCGGGCTGCGATGATCTCGGCCTCCTCGTAACCTTTTAGGTTATTGAGCCGCATGATTGCGGACGCAAAAGCCGTAACGCCTCGGGTTTGGCCTGGGCGCTCAGCGGCATATAGATGAATAATTTCTTCTGCCGGAACACGAATGCGACGCTTTTGCGCAATGTTGCCGTAGGAAAACTGATAATCGCCGGGGTGATAGGTCAGGAAGTGGTAGGCAACAGGCCGGCCCCACTCGTTGATTTCAACGCCCATACGGACGCGATTGCCGTTTGATTCAAGACCTGTGTAGTCATCATCGAGGAAATCGGCCTCAAGGATCTCTAGGCCAAACGGAACTTTGCTATCGCCAAACTCTTGATAAACAAAACGGACAAACACTTCGCCCGACTCAATCATGCTGTTGAGGCAAAGCCGCTGAATATCAGACCAGCTCAACGTGCCGCCAGCGTGGCAGTTCTTAGCCTTGCCCCACTTTTTCCACTCGTACTCAATCAGGCTGTTTAGGCGCTCATCAAGCCTGCCGCCGCGCACCATGCGGACTTGAGCTTGGTGTTTGATGCCTTGCCCGACGACGTTGTTTTTGACAGCACGCAGTGCAGACTTGGCGAAGTCAGAATCACGAACGAGCGACCGCGCACGATTGCGCAAGATACGCAGACTGTTCTTTACCTCACTATCAGCGCTAGTGCCTTGTGACACCCAGTCGCTAGTAAGGCGGCTTGTTGCAGCGCCAGCGTAATTACGACGCTGCTTGCGCTTGTTGCGATTGAACGGCCACATCAGATAAACCTCACACGAGTAACGCCGGGGTTGCCGAGGCCCTGCTTAACCTTCTCGGCACGGCGCTCTCTGTCAACCTCAGCCCTCAAAGTATCGCGCAGCTGCAGCAATTCAGTCATCTTGTAACGCTTCAAGCTGCGATTTCCGATGCTGTATTCCTGAACAACACCACCCTGCGCAAGGGTGCGGATTGCAGTTTCTACATGGCCAAGGTCAATCTCAGCGCGTGAGCGATCATCAAACGCTCCAGGAGTGCCGCTGTAGCTGAGCGTTGCCTTGACAGTGAACTGGCCGCGCCCTGCTGTGTATTGAACGTCAGGGTCTGGAGTGGTATTGACAGCGATTGCCTGCCAAGTCCAAGTGCCAGCGTCAAAGTCTGTTGTCGTGGTGGCAGGGACAGTAACGCGCCAGCCGGTGCCCTCAGCAACACCGGTAATAGCTGCACCTTCTGATGCGGTATTGGTGCGTGCGTACCAAGTCAGCGTGTAATCGCTGCTAGTTACACTGTTGCCAACAGGATCAGTGAACTCGGGCACGTCAAAAATGACGGTGTCGCCCGCGTAGAAAAGATCAGGAACGGAAATAGTCACCAGTTCGTCACGAATGATTGCGGACGACGCATAACGCGGCGACGACGCAGGGGATTATGTTCCGATTCTACCGATTTTTCCTCTTTGGGCACATCGTCCTTAACTGTTGCCTTGCTGAACTGTTCGAAAATAGTGTTTCGGTTGTACCTCATATAGAGAAAATTTAGCGCCGCATAGGAGTACACAAGCACGTCCAATGCCTCGTTGCGGTCGCCTGGCTTCTTTTTCCACTCTCGGATGGCGAAACCCTTGACGTAGCGGACAACCTGCCGCTCAGCAGTCAGCTGCTTGAAATACTCTTGCCCCGCCTCATTGTGAAAGTGAATGTAGCCAGGACCAGTCTCATTGTGCTTCAAACGGCCAAACAATGTGCTCTTGATAGTGTCAACACCAACAGGGAATAACTCGGCTGAGTTTTTCAACACTTGCCCTTTGTAATTAATGTCAACCTTGCTAGGTTTGCCAATGGGTGGTTTGTTTCGCTGCGACTGACC